ATGTGTGGACGCTTTGCACAGTCAATGACGCGTGAAGATTATCTTGGCTTGCTCGCTGATGAATCAGAACGCGACATTCCATACGATCCAGAACCCATCGGAAGATTCAACGTAGCACCAGGAACAAAAGTTCTGCTTCTGAGCGAACGTGATGAACAGTTGCATCTTGATCCAGTTATCTGGGGATACGCCCCCGGTTGGTGGGATAAACCGCCGCTCATTAACGCACGGTCTGAAACTGCGGCCACCAGCAGAATGTTTAAACCACTCTGGCAGCACGGTCGCGCAATTTGCTTTGCTGATGGATGGTTTGAGTGGAAAAAGGAAGGCGACAAGAAACAACCCTACTTTATTCACCGGGCAGACGGTCAGCCAATTTTTATGGCGGCGATCGGCAGCACACCATTCGAACGTGGAGATGAAGCAGAAGGATTCCTGATAGTGACAGCTGCGGCCGACAAAGGACTGGTAGATATTCACGACAGGCGGCCTCTGGTACTGTCGCCAGAAGCCGCTCGCGAATGGATGAGGCAGGACATTGGAGGGAAAGAAGCTGCGGACATTGCGGCCGACGGTTCCGTGTCGGCTGATAAATTTATATGGCATGCCGTAACACGTGCCGTCGGGAATGTTAAAAATCAGGGTGCAGATTTAATTAAGCCTGTTACTTAACCTGAAGCAGATCCTCATAGCGGGTCGTGTATCGTGGTGACAGCATCTCTCTCTTCATCGCCCATTGTTGCTGTATCCCCTGTCCGGCGAAATAAAGCGCCCCCTTTCCTTCCTTTGCATTCAGATGATCCAGAACTTCCATCAATTTCTCACTACCCCGGAGCGGCGCATTATCATCGAACAGATTCAACTGGGCGATGCCCTGGCTGAAGAAGTCCCCCAGCATTACCCCGGCTTTCTGATATCGGTGTCCGTCTTTCCATATTGCATCCAGACTCCTCGTCGCTGCTGCAATGATATCCCGGCTGTCCTGTGTCGGGGTAAGCAGCTTCACCGACGCGCTGTTACCGTAGTACGGTTCGTTCAACGCAAAGGGTGACGTTTTGACAAAAGTGGATATGAAGCGACAATACTGATGCTCTCCACGTAACTTTTCTGCGGCGCGCGACGCGTAGCTGCAGATGGCCTGTCGCATAGCGTCATAATCCGTAATACGTTCCCCGAATGATCTGGAACAGACAATTTCCTGCTTTACGGGGGCAAATTCCTCCAGTTCAAGACAGGGTTCGCCGCGCAGTTCGCGCACCGTTCTCTCGAGGACAACATTGAAGTGCTTCCGGATAAAATGAATATCAGTATCAGCCAGCTCCAGAACCGTTTTAATCCCCATTTCCTCCAGCTTTTTGCTGATACGGCGCCCTACTCCCCAGACCTCATCGACCGGAAGTGCAGCCATCAGTTTGCGCTGGCGATCCAGGTTAGATAAGTCCACCACCCCACCCGTTTGTCTCTGCCATTTTTTGGCGGCATGATTTGCCAGTTTCGCCAGCGTCTTTGTCTGGGCAATACCAACGCCAACCGCCAGCCCCGTATTTTGATAAACGGCATCTTTTAATTCCTGCCCAAACTCCTGCAGAACCCGGCAGTTTCTTACGCCAGTCAGGTCACAGAAGGCTTCATCAATTGAATATATTTCGCAGCGGGGAGACATTGCCTCCAGCGTGGACATTACTCTGCTGGACATATCTGCATAAAGCTCGTAATTGCTGCTGAAACAAACCACACCATATCGACGAAATAAGTCCTTCTGCTTGAAATACGGATCCCCCATTTTCACACCAGCTCTTTTGGCTTCAGCGTTACGGGCGATAACGCAGCCATCGTTATTTGACAGAACAACTACCGGCCTGCCTTTCAGATCTGGCCGGAATGCAGTCTCGCAACTGGCATAAAACGAGTTCACATCAACCAGGGCAAACATATCAGCTTGCCGCTTTCACGATAAACGTCACCACCCCAAAGATATCCAGCGTATCTTCGCTGTTTATCGTAATGGGTGCATAAGCGTTGTTTTCAGGAACAAGCATAAGTATTGGATGTAACTGCAGACGTTTAACCGTAAACTCGCCATCGATGGCAGCGATAACAATATCTCCATGTGAAGGCTTTCTGGATCGGTCAACAACAAGCAAATCGCCATTTCCGATGCCCGCTCCAGTCATAGAATCACCAGACGACTTCACGAAGTATGTTGCACATGGGTGCTGAACTAATAGTTCATTGAGATCAATACGTTGTTCAACATAATCCTCCGCTGTGGATGGAAATCCGCATGGAACAAGATCACTAAACAAGGGAAGCGCAACGATCTGGCGCAACTCAACTGGTGAATAAAACTTCATAATAAACTCACTCACACTTATACTGTTTATATATACAGTATATACTGACATCAAACACAGTAAAGAGGAGTTAAAGCATGTTCGTGGAACTCGTTTATGACAAAAGGAATTTTGATGGTCTGCCCGGTGCGAAAGATATCATTCTGGGGGAATTGACCAAGAGAGTGCACCGGATCTTCCCCGATGCTGATGTTCGGGTTAAGCCGATGTTGACACTGCCGGCGATCAACACTGACGCCAGCAAGCATGAGAAGGAACAGATAAGCCGTACTGTTCAGGAAATGTTTGAAGAGGCTGATATGTGGCTGGTTTCAGATTAAACGCCTTGAACCGTCATATTGCTTAAGTACAATCCGCCATGACTGGCAATCATTCAATACTCGCACTATCGAACGTTCGCCAGTCGGCCGCGATCATGCTCTTGCATACGGTGTGGTTGCGGCAATTCCTTTCACAAGAAAGATATCAAACTTTACTACCCTGAAGTTCAGTAATCTGTTTCTGCAATTCCTGAATTGATAACGTCAGTTTGGCAATCATTGCAGTCTCATCCAGAGAATATGCTTCGGCAGTATTGTTCTCGTCATATCCCTCTTTAAGGCCTTTGCCTTTAACACATTCCGGGGATACTGCAACTAAATCATTGGCAATAAAACCAAACTTCGTCTCACTTTCAGGGATGATACCGCGTTTCTTGAATTTGAATGTAGCAGGCCTCCATTCCATCACTTCATTCAGCGCAGTAGTTGTAGCGGATATCCCATCCATCACCTTTTTATCTGACAGGTATTCGATTTCTTTCTTTAGAAACTTGTCGGATGTGGTTACTAACTGGATTGTTCCTGTTCGAGTCGAGTCAATATAAAGACCCACAGGACCGGACTCATAGTCTATAAAGTATTCGTCGTTCCGACTGAAGAGCCGCTTGCTGTTGTTGATGAAAGTCCTTTTATTCTCGTTCCCGCACCTTCATTGAAGCACCCCGTTCCCACATCTACAGGCTGGATTATTGGTTGTCCGCCAGGTGCTGAACCAGCATGCAGAAGAACAGACCCCAGCCCCATCGGATTTACAGCCCATTTGCCTGCCATGTATGTATCGATGTTAAGGCCACCCGTTGCAGCGCCGGGTGAGCCTATTGTTGTAAGGTCGCTTAATACCCTGGACTCATTCGTAAGTACCAGTGTCCCTTCGGCATCCCATATAGCCACACCCCAGGCAGGAAGGATGAGCGGATATATGGCAAAAAAGTACGCCTCCAGAACGAAAGCCGAACCTCTGTAATTAGACGCATCTACACTGAACGTGTTGCCACTTTTTGAAGCTGATATTTTCGCCGGGGCGCTGGTTCTTGCAAATACAATCCCCCCCTTCTGACCGTCGACAGTCACTGACACCGAAGCACTATTAAAGCTCCCCCCAAAAGTTGAATTTATCGTTACTTTTCGGTAAAGCGTCATTGGTGTGGAATCTGGAGTGATAAAAGGGTTTCCGTTAGGTAATGAAATCAATGCGCCATATTTAGCCATTTATACAGCCTCCGCAAACACGATTAACTGTACCTTCATTGCCGGGTAATCGTTAATACCATCACCACCTGAAGGCTGTATTGTTATGGTGTTTCCTGAGGCAATAATGCTTCTTTTGTCTGTGTAACTTATTGTCCCTTTATCCTCCATAGTACCAACTGCAAAACCGACCTTTAAACCAGGCTCAAGGTTGAACTGGTAGCTTCCCGTTTTCTGACCTAAAGCAAGATCGATGATTCCCACTACAGAAACAGGTTTAATGCCGTAGTTATTCGGGACACCATTTGCGTCCCATGAGGCAAATCCAAAATCAGACATTGGGAGCCACTCCTGTTAGTTTACCAATCTGCACAAGCACACGACCTTCCGGCCCCGTAAATGAAAGATTGTTGTCGGCTTTAGAAAGACACCATGGCCCAGGCCGAAAGCGCCAGCGATGGCGGCAATTACTGCTGCAGCAATACCAATTAAAGTTTCAAACCCCATAATGACCTCACACCAGCACAGATTTCGCCAGGTTAAACAGCGCGCGGCGCTTATCCAGCCCGTTACGTCCGCCATTGATAAGCAGCGTGACGCGCTCCACGTCGCCGGAATGGAGCAGGCATCCGTGCGAGACATAGAACCATGCAGCTGAGCGAGCAGCATATTCATCCTGTTCCAGCAATTCAGGCTGGGTTACAAGGTCCAACTTCAGCGCGTGGCCACAGTTGCAATAATTGCTGAGCCCGGTGATTTGCTTCAGGCCGCGACCGCGATATTTCCACCCATCACCAGCAACCTGGTTGCCTAGGTTCTTTTTGCCCCACTCACCGCCATAAACCAGATTGGCTATCGCTTTCTGATTTGCCGGTTGCGTTGCCGTTCTGCCGAGTGCGGCGGCCTGCTGTGCAGTAATGCGATGCTTGCCGAACGTAGGTACCAGGTTTCCTGAAGAACATCAGGCGTATGGTGATAAGGATGCATGCCACAGCATTAATGTTCAGGATCAGTGTTTGCCACGTCATTCTTCCCCCTTCAATCCGGGTAAGTCTCCTGTCTTCGAGCGTTTGAGAACGCGAAGCAGGAGGGTGACAGAAACCGTTGAGGCCGCCAGCGCACCAATGGCTGGAGATACTTTCACGGCAACTGGCGGAGAAAGGTGACTTAATGCCGCATTGATAAGCGCCGCGATGATTTCAGATGCTGTTGCTGCGCAGTAAATCCCGCCAATGAACGAGATAAGCGCGAACAGTATCTGCTTCCAGAGTTTGTGGTCTTCACTACTCAGGACATAAAGTGCGGCCCCGGCAAGTGAGCAAAGCATTACGGCAGGCGTAGCTTCTGGAAACATCGTCGCGAAAGTTATTCCGGTAGTGCCGGCGGCCACGCCTGCCGTTACCGTTGCAGATATCGGTTCTGCGGACATTTTGCCCCCTCATATTGCTGTTGATCCTCTCAGAAAGGTTGAGGGGAAACAAAAAAGGCCACCCGATGGCAGCCTTAGAAAAGCAAAAACCCCGCCGAGGCAGGGTTTCAATGTTTGATTTCGTTTGGACGGTATCTTCCACGATTAGAAGCATACAGGACAGTTTTATGCAAAGTCAACACTAACGTGCAAAAAAGTGTCGCTATTTGCTCCGATCATATTAATAAGTTGTCGCCTTCTCAAATTCCACTGCTGCGTGACGCTCCCCCTGGCGCAGAGTGTCCACCAGCATTTCATAGAAGGGTTTCCAGTTGCGTGACCATGAGGATTGATGGAGGTCCGGGAGACGCTTCAGAATGGCACGGTGCACTGTCGCCGACGAAATTGCAGAGAAGCCATTACCAGAGCAACGTTCACACGTTTTGAAAACCGGCGCGCCGCGGTCTTTAGTCGATTTGCGGTCCAATACTTCGCCTTTACCGCCGCAACGACAACGGGCGCTGATCGTTCCCTTGCCTTCGCAAGCATCACAGACCGCCGGTACAACCTCTGTTACCTCCGTCCATTGCTCCCAGTCAGACGGTCGAACAGCACGAGATCGGCAGGCCCAATATGGAGCTTTACCCCATGGGTACGAAACCTTGCGGGTAATCTGCTCGCGGGTTGTTCTTCCGGTACCACTGCAGATGTGACACGTCACGCTGGTTTCTGCTGAACGGGAGTATTCAGCAAAGGCAAATTGCGCCAGCATCAGCATGCACCATCCGAACTCACCACCGGCAACTTTGCGCACGTTCTTTGGTGCTGTCTCCATCGCATGTCGCGCCAGCGCCTGTACAGCCAACTGCTCATCGCTTTTGCTGATCCCGGTCTTACCAAAGAAAGCAGCCAGGCCAAAACGCGCACGGCTGCTGGTGGTACCAATAGCCGCCATAACATCGGTGCCAGTGAGACGATCCGGAGAAGTGCCTTTCACGCTGTCGCTGATGTGCATCCCCTGTGGGCTAAAATGTTTGAGTGATGATTCCAGCTTCATGATAATTTCCTCAGGCTTTTGCATACCGACGCGGTTGTGATTTTTGCTGCGATGCTGATTTTGATTTCGCTTCTTCCTGGTCAATCGGCAGAAAATGCCCGTTATAGAAACGGCGGTATACGGTCCCAAGAACGCCGTTACGCTGCTTGGTGATGTTAATTTCCGCGATCCCTTTTGCCGGTGATTCGGGGTTATATACTTCATCGCGATAGAGCATCATGATGATGTCAGCATCTGCCTCAATTTCGCCGGAGTTCTTCAGGTCTGAGTTCATAGGGCGTTTGTTAGGTCGGGATTCCACGCCTCTCGAAAGCTGGCTCAGCGCCAGAACGGGAGTGCGGTTTGTTTTAGCGAGACGCTTTAACCCCTTCGACAATTCACCCACTGCGAGGTCATAGCGTGACGTGCTCTGGATCTTAATGAGTAACAGATAATCGATAACCACCAGCGCGGTTTCTGGATGAGCAATCTGATGACTGGTTGCCGTTTGCTGGATCTGCTCAAGCGTCAGATCTGTGGCATCGACCATCCAGATATTGCGCCCGGTCAGATGCCCGATACCTGTAGATAACCGTGCCCAGTCTTCATCTTCAAATTTCGCGGCCGATTTGAGTCTGGACACTGACATACCACCAGCAGCAGATACCATTCGCTCGCCAATCTGGATGTTGGCCATCTCCATGCTGAAAAACAGTACGCCATGCCCCTGCTCTGATACCTTATCGATAATGTCCAGGGCCAGCTCGGTTTTCCCCATCGACGGACGAGCCGCGATGAAGATCAGATCTGTCGGTTCAATGCCGCCGGTTTTAGCGTCCAGTTCTTCAATGCCGGTCATCAGCGGTTTGGCCTCTTCCAGCCCCTGATTTCTTGCATCTACCCGATCAATTACTGCAGGTAAGATTTCATCAATATGCACAGGTTGAACGGTATCAGGAGTGAGTGAAATTGAAGCCATGGACTCCTGCGCGGCTTTCAACGCTTCGACTGCGTTTTCACCATTGGCAGCATTGCGAATGCCAGCTAACGCTTTCTCGATTACAGCCTCAGCATCACGAACGGCAGCGTTACGTTCCAGTGTGGAAACGTAATACGTCAGAGCTGATTTAGCCCAGGCGATACGGCTTGACTCGAGTATCGTTGCGCTGTGTTCTGGCATGGTCTCACACAGCAACAGCGGATCTATCACTCCGGTCCCGCGAGCCTGACGACAAATGCCGGAATAAATTTCACGGTACTGACGGACGGAAAATACACTCGCCGGCATACGGGAAAGAATGCCCAGAACCTCAGGATCGGTATTGCGCAGAAAAATCGCGCCAATTACCGCACCTTCCAGATCATTATTTTTCCATACCGGAGTCATCATGCGGTTACCCCTGCAGCAATTGCGCGATAGCTTTCCCAGCCAAACGCCAGGCGGTTTCGTCCACCATCGGTAACCCTGTCCACGATACGCTCACCAATGGACTCTTTCAGTTGCTCAAAGGTCAGGTTACTGATCAGGATGGTCGGGAGCACGCTCTCGTAACGGGCATTGATAACCTCCTGCAGGATGGTCATTTCCGTCTGACTACCGAATTGCACGCCCACCTCATCGATAATCAGCAGATCCAGTGATGCGAAACGCTCGATAACGTCTTCTTCGGTACTGTCAGCACCATGGCGCCACGTGTTTTTCACAGCCCGGGTAAGGCGCATAACATCGGTGATTTCCACGCTGGCCAGATACTCACGAACAATGCTCTTTGCCATCGATACCGCCAGATGGTTCTTTCCTGTACCGCAGTTCCCGGTCATCACCAGCCCCGTTCCTGCGTTAAGACGCTCCGGCCAACTGTTGACGTAGCGCTGGCAGGCTGCAAGGTTTTTTGCAGCACCCTGATTAACCGCTTGATAATTACTAAACTCACAGCCCTCAAATCGGCGGGCGATCCCGACGTTGTCCAGCAGGTCAGATACCTGCAACGCACGCAGCCCGGCATCGACTGCCGCCAGCTCATCGCGCACGCACCCCGGGCACAGGGAATGTTTAACATTTTCGGTACCACGAAACGCTTTACCAGTGAGCGACATGCGCTCATAGTCGCCATGTTTTTCGCACACTACGGTGTGGACTTCGCCTGACTCCCAACTTCCCCACTGCCACGGTTTTTTATGTTCTACAGCGAACGCCAGTTCCTCGCGAAGTCCTTCGCGTTTCGCCAGTAGTGAATCCCTTTCTTCGCGTTGTTTGATGTTCAGCATTGTGTTTCCCCTTGTCACCAGTTGCAGTCTGTTTGTCCGTAATCCTGTTCACTGAAGCCAGATACCGGAAGCGCACTGCGACGCCCACCTCCGGGAGCGGATGGAGTTTGCCAGGCTTCTTCGAAATGGCAATCGGGTCCAAAGAACGTTGCCGCCTGCTTGACGAACTGTGTGCAAGCATTCCCCGTTATTTTGACGTAGGCCGCATAGCGCTTAACGCCTGCCAGCATGTCCTCAGGCTTAACGCCATCTTTCAGGCGGGCTTTCCAGGCTTTGTAGGCTGCTGCCTTGGAATTGCCACCAGCGCGTTTTGGATATGCTTGCCAGGCTGTTTCAAATTCAGGTGAATATTCCTGCTTTGCAGAACGAGCTGGTGCAGAAGCGTCAGCGGATGCGCCAATATCTTGTGATTCATGTTTTGAATTTACTGATGGATCATGTTTTGAATTTACTTGTGGATCTGGGGTCAGAATCTGACGGGTGAGAACGCCTTTTTTGTCAGAATCTGACGGGTGAAAACCTTTTGAACGTCCAGAATCTGACGGTTCAGATTTTGAAGGTTCAGAATCTGGCTGGTGAAAACCGTCCCCCCTGCGCTGCTGTTTCAGCGCAGCTACCTTGTCCTTCTCAATGCGTGCCAGGGCCTCCAGACGTTCGGCATTAAGATGATAAAGATTGGACGTATTGCGATTACCTTTGCGGCGGGATTCACGACGCAGCCAACCAGCTGACTCCAGTTCGGCAATAGCCGTTCTTACCGTACTTTCGCCCAAACCCAACTGTCGGCAAATAGTTTCAACGCTTGGATAGCAGATCCCATCATCGTTTGAATAATCAGCCAGGCGCGCCATAATTAGCAGCTTGGCCCCCTTAATATCATGAGCGGCGCAAGCATCCCAAACGTTCCCTAGAATTTTACTGCTCATGCTGCACCTGCCAACGCCTTTGATTTAAGCAAACCAGTCATTAGCAAAATAGGTGTACTATTGCGAATAAAAACCATCGGATTCATACTGTTACTCCTTCCAAAACATCAGACGAGAAAGAACATGGAAAATCCGATCGCCAAACTTGCTCTTAACTACTGGTACAAAGTGCTTATTGCAGGTGGATTCTTTGTGTTTCTGGTTAACGGAACTGGGGTATTGACCGCGTACCCGACAGCAGCAACTGGTCTTATTTCCCTTGGTTGCGCTTTGTGGGGTGTCGGCGAATGGATTAACCACCCCTACCAGGAGGTATTGATCCCCGGAGTTTTTGGCCGCCCATCCGGGAAGCTGTCCGGCTACCCCAGAAAAGTCAGCTTGGCCGGGATTGCCTTCGATGTTATCGGTGGCGCACTTATCGTCTTTGGAATTGTTAAATTGTTCCAATGACCACCCAATGAGACTTACATTCCCAGTGACCTGATCGATATCTACAGATCCAGGAAACTTTCGCTCAAGCTCAACCAGAATCATCCTTAGCGCCTCATGGTTAGAATATCGCTGTGACATGTCACACCTCAGTTCCGATCTTGAAAACCAGCTGCTCTTTTGCGATAACGGGCTTATCCACGAATGACTTTGATGCGCTTTCGATCGCCAAGGCCAGACGGGGAGAGGCATTGCGATAGCCATAGGCAATCAGGTTCAGGTATCCCGAAGATGTGCCTGATTTTTTAGCAAGATCTGCCCACTGTTCTTTTGTTGAGGACTTACGCCAAGCAAGTAATTGGTTGTTCATTACGGTCTCCTTTGCAATGAACAAACTTTAGCTATTTGCTAAATGAAATGCAATAATCATTTAGCAGTTTGTGTATTTACCACATTGCTAAATAATGAGATTATTTCGACATGGACATAAAAAGCATACGTAAATCAAACCTTGAGCAGCTCATCCTTGAGTTCCTGAAGCGCGACAGGCATACGACAAAAGCAGCTTTCGCAGAACTATGCGGGATAAGCCCTGCACAGTTGAGCCAATTGCTTGGCGAAAATAGCAGTCGGAACATAGGCGACAAAATGGCCCGAAAAATTGAACAGGCCATGGGCCGTCCGTTTGGCTGGCTGGATAGCCCGCGCAATGCTCCTGACAGTATTAAAAATGAGTTGGAGTATGTCGGAACGGTCAGGCTAGGAGCTGTGCCAGTAGTAGGGGAAGCGATTCTTGGAATTGACGGAATGATCGATATGCTAGAAATCCACGCTGGATGGTTACAAATATACAGCGCGGATAGAGACGCTTATGGGCTGAAAGTAAAGGGGGACAGTATGTGGCCTCGCATACAGTCTGGAGAGTATGTCGTCATAGAGCCAAACACCCAGGTTCATACAGGTGATGAAGTTTTTGTGCGAACAAAAGATGGGCATAATATGATAAAAATCATGAGTAAAACTCGCGATGGCGATTATCAGTTCTCAAGTGTAAATAGTGATCATAGACCTATAACCCTGAGTCCTGACAGCATTGAGAAAATGCATTTTGTTTCGGCTATTGTTAAGCATACCCGTTATGTTGACAATGATGAAATGCCCACCTTATAAGCCCCATCCATACACCTTTCTCCAACCGACCCGATGGTCGGTTTTTTTATGTCTACGAAACAATAAAGTTAAATTAATCATATTATTTATCAAATACATAAACGTAAAAGTAAATAATTTAGCATTTAGCTATTGCACAAGATTTACCATTTTGCTAAATTCATTTCATCAACAGACAACGGAGCCAATGAAATGAATGCAGAACAAGCGTTTTCCGAGAACGGTACCATCCACAAAATTGCGAAGGATATTGATCGAGTAATCAATGCACTTGAGTACGTAGAATCTGATAAAGATGTTGAATATAAACCAGCAGCACTAATCAGAATTTGTATCGATAAGTTAAGAGCAAATCTTTCTGTTATAAACCGCGAGATTGGTAATGAATGGTCGGAGAACAAATGAATGAAAACCTTTAAAGGCCTCACCCTCGAACCGGAAACCGCTTTTCATCAGATAGCGGTGATGATTGAAGCGGGATTAATTATTTCGGTTACCGATGGAGAAGACCATTCAGATCTTGGTGACTGCATTTTTATTCTAGCCAAGCAATACGCAGAAGCAGCTTACGCTAATGAGATGGAGAACAGAAAATGAAAACTCCAGTTGAAATTCTCGAAGGTGTCGCAGCTGATATTGTAGAAAACACCTCGTTACTTGAGGTTATTTACCGCATCAATGAATTGCCACCAGAAGCTGATAACGCAATTGCTTGCCTTATTCGCTCAATGCAGAAAACACTGGATGGAGTTAATGAATACGTCACTATGCTAACCCAGACGCGCATTACCCAGCACGCCATCGTCGATAATTCATCCACAGTGGCAAGCAAGAGATTAACATCTGGCGTGCTTAACTCCTGGGCTACTGAAGCCGGAAACTGCAAAATGGCGGTTTGTAATGCGATGGATTGCATTCCGCAGGAATTATCTGCAATCGGAACTCTGACTATAGTTTTTGAAAAGCTTGCAGAGCTACAAGAAGTAATCAGCAAAAAATCTGAAAAAATAAACTCGTAATTAGCAAATTAATAATTAACGCCTTGACTGGTGTGGCATCACTCACCCTGAGGAAATGCAGATGAATATTACCGTCAAAAGTGAAGTGTTAAATAACAAGGTCCATTCAGTTAATCAGAATGACGACATTCTTTATATAAACAAGGCACACAAAACAGCAGAGTGCGCCAATAAATACGCGCATGAGCTACGTGCTGAATTTACCCAGTTACTTATGCCAGCAATCGCACGCACTGATGTGAAGGTAGCGGGAAGATTCACCTCGTTACTTAATGAGCTTTGCTTCATGACCAAAATGACCATGGAGAATACATCCAAGGGGGGGCAATAATGACTTTTCTCAGAGATAAAGCGGCACATAAAACAGCAAAGCTCTTTGCCTCTTATGGCAATAGCTATCTGCATATTGCAAACCTTTTTCTGCGCAAGGCTTACGGGCGGTAATGATAATGGAAAACAACACAATTAAAATTTATCGCAGCCGTATTGCTATTGCAGCATTAAACCGAATGAAGCGCAAGACAGGAAGTTATCGCCTTACTGTTTCAATGCCGGATGACAATATCCAGTTTATTGATATTGACGAAGAAGCCATGTTGCAATTATTACAGCGTTTCGAAAAACAGGCGCGAAATGAATTTGCAGCAGAGGCAGAAGCGTTTATTCGCCAGACGTATATGAAAAGTGTCGACATTAACGGGCATACCGAATATCTGACCGAAACAGGAAAGATGATTGTTGACGAGGTTTTTGCGGAATTAATTAAACACGCGAAAGAGAAATACGTATGTGGAGGAATTAACTGATGGCCTCACAACAAACAATTATGCACGGAATGCAGATCCCCCCCCCCAGTCCTCAACGTGGATCTGCATGTGCTTCCGGATTTCACCGGGCGCGTTGTTCTTTATATCGAAAGAGGTCGTGTGACATGCGACCGCCGGCTGCTCGACGACGAACATATTTGCGCACTGGACACTTTTATCGAAATGGCCCGCGAAGCCGGGCTACGTATACAGGAGCTAACTGGTGGCACTGACAGCAATTCGAATACCTGAGCGCGTTCACCTGCAGGCGATGCAGGTCCTGCTGCGATACCGACGGAAGCGAGTATATGCACGACGTATGCGGCGTACCGGGTATCTCAGCCTGAAGGTTAATCCGCGCTGGAGGCTGTTATCGAAAGACGATGGCCGGAACTGGGAAGTAATGAGTCACGAACGATATAGCAAAGTTAAGGACCGGAAATGAACGATAAACGCATCAGCACCACCTCAATTGACAGCGCCTTTGCCAAAGAGCTGCAGCCCGTTTACGTCGTATCACGACACGGCTACTCGCGCCGTTTCCTCAGCAGGAGCGCAGCGATCAGTAACCTTGCTCACTACATGGTAACCAAAACTTTTCATCGTGCCGGTTTGAACACCAATGAACCAGACGAACTTGTTTTCAGCAACGGTGTGCTCGTCAACCACATGGGTCAGCACACACAGCAATATCTCTTTGCACATACCCGATGCATGCGGCGCATTCGCCGGATTCTGGAGCGTAAGCGCGAAGCACGTAAGTGGCTCGGAAAGTGGGACGCCATGCATGACCGATTCGTGAAAGAGGTTGATGCACTGCAGGCCAGTAAACCGGAGGGTATTCGATGAGCAGCAATAACGAAGCGCCAGAAACTACGCCAAACGGCATCAAAATCGGAAATCGCGTTATTGGCTGGTCTGGTGCGGTTAAACAGTTTGATGGTTCACGCTTTGACTCCCGTAACTCAGAAGGACTGCGTTGGTTAGCCTGCATTATGGAAGCAGTGGCAGCTGGTTGGATTTCTTTAGGCGCAGAGAAAGAACTCATTCTGTGGCGCTGGCTGGTAGCAACGGTATTTATCAATGAAGAGAAGGATAAGAACGGCACTATCGAAATCCCGAACGAAGACGGCGGCGTTGATATAGCGGTCATTTACTCGGGTAAGAAAGGCGACCTGAGCATCTACCCCGGCCCGCTGCGCTTTTCTCTTGCTAACCATGTTGAAGGTATCGCGATCGAGAAATACGGCGCTGAGGAAGGTCCAGCGCTGGCGCTGCGCATGTACAAGGACATGGTGATTGCAGATCCCGGGTATGGATTCAGGATGTCCCCTTTTGGGCGCGAGGGGCTTGAGATGCTTCACGATGACTACATCGGAATGATCAACACCAACAGCATGCCAGAAGCGGCCGTGATTCACTAAGGGGAAATCCATGTTTATTTATACCGATCTGCTCCGTGCCGCTCTGTGCTGTGTTGCCAGCCAGGAAGAAAAACGAAAGCTCCTGCGTGGCGTACATATCACGTCAACTCACATTCAGGCCACGAACGGCATTGCCGCTGTATCGATGAAGCATGACGCCAAACCTGAAGTGGAAGGCGTATTTATCCTGCACGGTGATATCCCGGCCAGCGCAGAAGGAACTGTATTCCAGCAAATTGGCAGCCAGTGGATCGCCTGTCACATGGACGACTACGAGCGGCCTGTTGGGCATAACGAGCTTGAGCTGGTTGAAGGCAAGTTTCCAGATATTGGCAAGCTGCTGCTGACAGAGGAAGAACCCTGTACTGAGTTCCCTCCGTTCGCCGCTGAATTGCTGGCTTTGCCTTATCGCATGTTTGGTAAGGAATTCACGTCCATGCCCGTTAATTTCAAACTCTTTGGTCCTGAAAAACCATGCCGGGTGCTGTTTAACGCCGCGGTTAACAGCTTCTACGGCGATCCGGTGCTGGTAATCATGCCGATGAAATCAACGGTGTTCGAACTGCACCGTAAGGTGATGCAATCGAAGGGAGAGATCCACTGATGAAACTTGAAATTCACGACAAAGGTGCGGTGGCCACACTAACAATTATTAGTACCGTCTTCGAGTTTCGAAAACACGTCCGGATAGTCGATACAGTCCTGATGCGTAATCCTGGTGTGGTAGCCAACCGCCGCGGTTTCTTCCTGATGAAAACAGTCATTTCTGGCCGATCGAAGGAAATGCTTAGAGCCAATAAAACAGCGGTTCGGGAGGCGACACGATGAGCAAAATTCAGAATCCTGTCGTGCTTATCCATAAGCGCGAAAACTGTGATGCCTACGCCGTTGCGATCACCAGCGGCAGCCAGGACTATCACGACGCCATTCTGATGGCGACCATGGAACCGGATATGACCGGCGATGATGTGGATACCTGGAGCAAAACAGGTTACTACATGGCGGCAGAGATTGAGCGTTTACGTCAGCAACTTATCGCGCCTCTGAGCATTGGCGAATTATTGCAGCGACTGGAATCACAGACTGGAGAGAAATGGACGAATGAGGTTAACGATGTCACCAATGGTAAGCCGTTGACCATCACCCTGCCGGATATCAGCTCGAAGGCATTCTGGAGCGGTACGGGCAAAAACGAGGTATTCCATCCGGAAAGCTATAAGTGCTGGGTGAAAGAAGCTATCGAGCGAGCCTGTGTTATCGCCGGAATCGGCGTGGAGGTTAAGTGATGACCACCACTACGCCAATAATGACCGCCTCCGGATGTGTTCAGTTTAGCCACTACATGGTGACTGTTCACGCTATTGAACGCTATATCGAACGCATTGGTGGCGATGTAGGAAATCTGATCCTCGACCTCAAAGACGCATGGGTATTTGATGCCAGCAAGAAAGGTATTCCCCGCTCTTTGTGTGCTTCTGTCGCGCGCTGCGAACGTGAAGGTGGATACGGTCTCAGGCATGAAAAGGCTATTTTCCTGATAAAACCCAACGCACGCCAGCATGTCATTGTGACGACGTTATCTGCGGAGGTGAAGTAATGCACAAGGCATTCGAAATATGGATGCGCCAAAGGTACGGGAGCCGTTACGACCTTACGCGCGATTGCGACGGTTTCTACTGCCGGGAAGTGGTAAAGCGGATGTTTGATGTGTGGCGCCACTGCCGTGGCCTTGACGTGGTGTGAGGTGGTTATGTCAAATGTGATTATGCTAGTACCTAACGACTGGGTAACTGAAAAAGTTTTGATCTCTGTAACCGGGCTTAAGCCCGGTACCATCACCCGCGCTCGCAAAGAGTCATGGCTTCTGGGCAGGGAATACCTTCACGTCTCACCAGACGGTAATCCGAAACCCTCGAGTGAATGCATGTACAACAGGAAAGCGGTAGATCTCTGGATCGAAGCACAGAAAAAAAATCAACCTGGTGCGCAGAGAGCATGAAAAGAAGTACACTCGTCGACGCTCCTGGACGTCAGGAGGGATTAATGGCCAATGCTTCATACCCGACAGGCGTCGAAAACCACGGCGGTTCACTCCGCGTCTGGTTTGTATATAAAGGCAAACGTGTCAGAGAAAACCTCGGTGTCCCTGACACTGCCAAAAATCGCAAAATAGCTGGCGAGCTTCGTTCTTCGGTTTGTTTTGCGATAAGAATGGGGAATTTTAACTATGCGGAAAAATTCCCAAACTCACCGAACCTTGCCCGGTTCGGTCAGGGTAGTAAGGAAATTACTGTGCTGGAGCTTACCGAAAGATGGTCAGAGCTGAAGAGAATGGAGATCAGCTCAAACACCATGAGCAGGTACGAATCCATCATAAAAAACATGCTTCCGCGCATCGGCGAAAACAAAATGGTTTCTGCGGTGACCACTGAGGATTTGCTGTATGTGAGGAAGGAGTTGATGACGGGTTTTCATGTGATGAAGAAGGATCACCGGACACAGGTAAAAGGCCGGAAGTCGTCCACGGTGAATAATTACATGATGCTGATGGCCGAGATCTTCCAGTTCGGAGCTGATAACGGTTATGCAAAGGAAAACCCGTTTAGCGGAATTAACAGACTCAGGAAGGCTAAAGACGAACCCGATCCACTCACGTCAGACGAGTTCATCAGGTTCATTCAGGCATGTGGCCACCAGCAGATGCGTAACCTCTGGACCGTTGCCGTTTATACCGGAATGAGGCATGGGGAATTATGTGGTCTTGCATGGGAAGATATCGATCTCACTGCGGGTACCATTACGGTTAAACGTAACCTGACCCAAACGTATGAGTTCACCCTGCCAAAAACCGAGGCAGGAACTGACAGGGTGATTTATCTCATACAACCAGCTATTGATGCCCTGAGGGATCAGGCCCAGTTGACACGCCTTGGCCGGCAGTATGAGGTTGAAGTGAAATTGCGTGAGTATGGACAGTCCGTCATACAACCGTGCACTTTCGTATTCAGCCCTCAATGTGTCAAACGTGGACCTCGCACAGGATATCACTACGCGGTTAATTCCATTAATAAAATTTGGGCCCCGATAATCAAGCGCGCGGGTATTCGCTACCGTAACGCGTACCAGTCACGGCATACCTATGCGTGCTGGTCATTATCAGCTGGTGCAAACCCAAACTTTATAGCAACTCAGATGGGGCATACCGATGCTCAGATGGTTTACAAGGTGTATGGAAGGTGGATGTCAGAAAAGAGTGCCGAACAGGTTTCTCTGCTCAACCAGGCTTTTTCACGTTTTGCCCCATCACTGCCCCAAGGCATTGTATCAGCACAGTAGATAGCATTTAAATCAATTGGTTATCGGTGGTATCGCTACATTTTTATAACACGTGGCACGAATTGCCCTCGACCAGAAAGAGAGCTTATGGTGTGATCGGGGTTCAATAAATCGCTAAACAGGGTATACTCCAGCGGTTTTCTTAGTTGTTTATTGTACTAAACGCTCCCGTGAGAGGATGCTACTGCGCACCTATGACACAATTCGCTTCTCCTGTTCTGCACTCGCTGCTGGATACAGACGCTTATAAGTTGCATATGCAGCAAGCCGTTTTTCACCACTACTATGACGTACAAGTAGCGGCTGAATTTCGTTGCCGTGGCGATGACCTGCTCGGTATTTATGCCGATTCTATTCGTGAGCAGGTGAATGCTATGCAGCACCTGCGACTGCAGGAGGATGAGTACCAGTGGCTCTCCGGCCTGCCTTTCTTTAAAGCTGATTACCTCACCTGGTTACGTGATTTCCGCTATAACCCGGAACAGGTTTGCGTCACCAATGATAACGGTAAGCTAAACATCCGCTTAACCGGTCCGTGGCGTGAAGTGATCATGTGGGAAGTCCCGCTGTTAGCGGTGATTAGCGAACTGGTACACCGTTATCGCTCACCTGAATCAGGCGTCCCGCAGGCACTCGATGAGCTGGAAAGCAAACTAGTAGAATTCTCTGCTTTAACAAAAGATGTCGATATGTCCCGCTTCCATTTGATGGATTTCGGTACGCGTCGTCGTTTTTCGCGCGAAGTACAGCAGGCTATCGTTAAACGCCTGCAGCAAGAGCCCTGGTTTGTCGGTACCAGTAACTACGATCTGGCCCGCCGCCTGTCATTAACCCCAATGGGTACGCAGGCGCATGAGTGGTTCCAGGCTCATCAGCAAATCAGTCCTGAACTTGCCACCAGCCAACGTGTAGCCCTGGCCGCCTGGTTAAATGAGTATCCTGATCAACTCGGCATTGCATTGACCGATTGCATCACCATGGACGCATTTTTACGCGACTTTGGCGTTGAGTTTGCGACCCGCTACCAGGGATTACGCCATGACTCAGGCGATCCGGTGGAATGGGGTGAAAAAGCCATCGCCCATTATGAAAAACTGGGTATTGATCCGCTGAGCAAAACGCTGGTCTTTTCAGATAACCTCGATCTGAAAAAAGCGATTGAACTCTACCGCCACTTCTCTTCCCGCGTACAGTTGAGTTTTGGTATTGGGACACGGCTAACATGCGACATTCCACAGGTTAAGCCGCTTAATATCGTAATTAAGCTGGTGGAATGTAACGGCAAACCAGTGGCGAAGTTATCTGACAGCCCGGGTAAAACCATCTGCCACGATAAAGCATTTGTTCGTGCACTGCGCAAAGCCTTCGATCTCCCGCATATTAAAAAAGCCAGTTAA